TTACCAAAGACAGTAACCCTTGGAATATCCACAATTCCCGAGGGTGATGGAAATATCGGCATTTTAACAGTTGGTAGAAAAGTTTCTGGAACTAATGGATTTGGATATGGTCATATTGTTGGGCAAGGAAGTTCTGTCGCCAATGTTACTATTACTGATGGTGGAGAAAATTATGTAAGTGCCTCTGATTTGGCAACTACAAATATTGTTGGTAGTGGTTCCGGTCTTAGAGTCAGTATTACTGCAACTAATGGTGTTGTCACTGGAATCGCTGCGACAACGAATACTGGAAATGGATATCAAGTCGGTGATGTTGTTGGAATTACAACCACATTAGGAAGAGATGCACAGTTTACTATCCAGTCAATTACTGGATTAGATACTTTATATTTGAGTAATGTTCAGGGCGAAAAAGGTGCATCCAAGACTTTCCAAGTTGGTGCTGCATTGAGCTACTATAACGACTCTGGAACTATTGTTTCTCTTGCAAGCACAACAATTACTGACAGAACTTCTGAAGGATCCGGTCTGAATTCTGGAAATTATTTAAAAGTAGATCATTTTGATCATGGAATGTACTATTCCACAAATAAGGTCATTATTTCGGATATCGAATCAAACGTCCCACCAACAACTTTAGATTCTGCTTTATCGATTGACGAGTCAGCAACAATTAGTGTTGCAAGCACTTCAAACTTTGACACTTTTGAGGGACAAACCGTTTCTGGTTCATATCTTGGATATGCAAAAATTGGCGATGAGATAATTTCTTACAGTGAAGTTGGTAGTGGAACTCTTACAATAAGTGCTAGAGCAGTAGAGGGTAAAGTTCAACCCCACGAAGTTGGAAGTTCGGTTACAAAGTATGAGTTAAATGGCGTTTCTCTAAGAAGAATTAATGGAATCACTCATGATGTAAGTTCACTTGGAAATGAACTAGATGAATATCACGTTGCAGTTGACATGTCAACCAATGGTAATGATAGATCTAATGATGGTGATACTTCTGGAGCACCACAATTATCATTCACATCAGAGGCATCGATTGGTGGAAATAACTGTAAGGCAACTGAAAATATTCAGTTTAATGAAATTGTTCCGAATTATGATATTTTGACACCTGGTTCTTCCACAACAGTCACAGCGTCTGTAAGAACAACTACGGGAAGAAGTGTTGATGGATCGGAAACACCTTTCGTTGATAATGGTTTTGAAAATGTAGAGTTGAATGAGATAAACAAACTGAGTTCTGTAAGAATGGTTGCTTCTAATATTAATGAGACTACAAGTTTAACTACATTACCAAGAAACAAATCATTCACAACTGGCATAACCTTAGGTACAACAGATTCTAACTTGTCACCAATCATCTATACTGATACTGCAATGACAGAATTTAGATTGAACAGATTGAATCAACCTATCTCCGATTATTCTGAGGATAATAGAGTCAACTCATTGCTGTTTGATCCACATGCGGCAGTTTATGTATCTAATACCGTCAATCTGACTCAGGCAGCATCTTCACTCAAAGTAATTCTTGCTGCTTACAGACATGAATCTGCAGACTTTAGAGTTCTTTATAATTTGATTAGAGCAGATTCTAGTGAAGTAACGCAAGAGTTTGAACTATTCCCTGGTTATGATAATTTGACTATTAACGCTGACGGAACTATTACTCCTACCGATGATTCCAACAATAGTGGAAGATCAGATACATTTGTTCCAGCAAGTTTGGAAAATCAGTATCTTGAGTATGAATTTACAGCAGACAATTTAGATCTGTTTACTGGATATACAATCAAAATTGTAATGTCTGGTACTGATCAGGCATATGCTCCTAGAATAAAGGATCTTAGAACAATTGCGTTGAGATGATAAGAGTAGAAGGACATAAAAATCTTTACAGAGATGAAAAAAGTGGTGCCATAGTAAATTGTGACACCACTTCATATAATCAATACGTCAATTCTCTCAATCACAAAGAAATGCAGAGGCAAGAATTGGATAAGATGAAAGAAGATATTGACGAAATAAAAACACTACTAAAAGAGATCCTAAATAGCAAATAATTTCACGGCATTTGGTTGATATAAATATCTATAGAAACACATGCTCATCTGAATAATGGCGGTATTTGTATCAAATATAGTAATTGAGCAGGGGTTTGATTTTGATACTACTTTTCAGTTAGAAGATACTACAACAAATACTCTTCTAAATCTGACCGGATACAGCATGGATGCCCAACTCAGAAAAACATATAGTAGTTCTTCATCTGTATCTTTTGCGTCAACAATTACATCAGTTACTGGCGGTTCAGTTCAAATATCGTTAACATCTTCAGAAACTGCAGATTTGAAACCAGGTAGATACGTTTATGATGTAAAATTAACTACTAGTGGTGGTACAGTCACCAAAGCTGTTGAGGGTGCTGCACTCGTCAGAGCAGGAGTAACTAGATAATGCCTACTATAAAAGCAAGAGTTGGTTCTCAAAATGTAGTTCGTGTATTATCTAATGCGTCTTCTCCGGCAACAAGACTTATAAACCTCGATGATGTCAATAAGACATATAGAGGAATAGATGGAATGATTCTTGTTTGGGATCTCCCGACAGAATCTTTTATAATGACAAGTCGCATTGATTCGTCATTAACTACAATTGAAGGAATTGCATATTTTACAAACACTGAAGATTCCACATCTACCACAACTGGAGCTTTAATTGTTAGTGGTGGAGTAGGCATTGCCAAAAATCTCAATGTTGGTGGAAATTTAGAAATAACTGGAATATCAACATTTTCTTCAGATGTTGATATTAATGCTGCTGTCAATATTCTAAATGATTTAGTTGTAAGTGGTACTGCACAAGTATCTGGTGTAACAAGTTTCACTGATACAACACAAAATACATTAGGCAACGTTAATACTGGATCGGTACAATTTGATGGTGGTATTGGTGTTGAGAAAAATTTAACCGTTGGTGGTGGGATTTATGTTGGTGAAAAATCTGAATTTGTAGGAGTTGCAACATTTGGATCCACTATTGATGGTAATGGTGGAGCAGATATTTCTGGTGGAGAAACTACACTTTCTTCGGCAACAATTAGTGATTTACCTGACAATCGTGTTGTTGTTTCTGGTCCTGGTGGATCTATAGATTATGATGATAATTTAACTTGGAATGGATCCAATCTTTCAGTTAGTGGTTCTGCTAATGTAGATAATATAAGATTTAATGGAAATGAAATTGATACTTCATCTGGCGGATTAACTCTAGATTCTGCATCTGGAACTATCACTGTTGATGATAATCTTACCATTGTTGGCGATCTTACTGTCAACGGAAATGAGACAATCATAAGCACTCAAATTCTTGAGGTTGAAGATATTAACATTGGAATTGCTTCTGTAGTACCAAAGTTAAATGATTCACAACTTGATGGTGCTGGAATTACAATTCATGGATTGGATGGTGATAAAACATTATCTTGGGACAATTCTAATTCTAGATTAGCATTCAATACTGATGTTTATGCGCCAAATTATTATGCAGGAACTTATGATGGTCCAAATGGAGTTGCATATTTTGATGATAATGGAAAACTAGTTGGAGCAGCTAGTACAGAAAGTTTATTATCGACAAGTTACTACATATTAACAATAGAACAATCAAGTGGAGTCCCAAAATGGACTTCAACAATTGATGGAGGAGAATACTAATGGCAAAACCAAGCACAAGGCAAGGACTGATAGATTACTGTCTTAGAAAATTAGGTGCTCCTGTATTGGAAATTAATGTTGATGATGAACAAATTGATGACTTAGTTGATGATGCGATACAATACTTTAATGAACGTCATTATGATGGTGTTGAGAAAATGTATCTGAAATATAAGATAACTAGCGATGATGTTGCTAGAGGTAGAGCACAAGGAACTGATGGTGTTGGTATTGTAACGACTACGGGAACTTCCACAGGAATTGCTGCCACTACATTCAATTTTTACGAAACTTCTAATTTTATACAAGTTCCAGATTCTGTAATAGGAATTGAAAGAATATTTAAATTTGACACCAGTTCAATTTCTGGTGGAATGTTTAGTATCAAATATCAGTTATTCTTAAATGATCTATATTACTTTAATTCTGTAGAACTTCTCCAATATTCCATGGTCAAGTCTTATCTGGAAGATATTGACTTTTTACTTACAACAGACAAGCAAGTTAGATTTAACAAAAGACAAGATAGATTATATTTGGATATTGACTGGGGATCTCAGACAGCAAATGAATTTATAGTAATCGAATGTTATAGAGCACTTGATCCAGCATCGTTTACCCAAATATATAATGATAGTTTCTTGAAAAAATATTTAACTTCCCTCATTAAAAGACAATGGGGTCAAAACCTTATCAAATTTAATGGAGTTAAGTTGCCTGGAGGAATTGAATTGAACGGAAGGCAACTTTATGAAGATGCAGAAAGAGAACTTGAAGATATTAAACAAAGAATGACGATGGAATATGAACTTCCACCACTAGACTTTATTGGATAATTATGACACTCAATCCATTTTTCTTACAAGGATCTCCTAGAGAGCAATTCCTAATACAAGATTTGATAAATGAACAACTGAAAATTTATGGGATTGATGTTTATTATCTTCCCAGAAAATTTTTGAAAACTGATGATATTTTGGGAGAGATTCAATCTTCTAGATTTGATGACAACTTTGTCATTGAGGCATATCTGGACAATTATGAGGGATATGCTCCTGGATCTGATATAATGACGAAATTTGGATTAAGATTAAAAAATGAAATAAATTTGATAATTTCTCAAGAAAGATTTGAAGACTTTATAACTCCATATTTGGAAGGAATAAAACTTGGAATTGAAGAGGGTAATATCACCGATCAAACAATGACAATCACCTCCAGACCAAGAGAGGGTGATTTAATATATTTTCCTTTAGGGGAAAGACTATTCGAAATTAAAAGAGTTGAGGCAGAAAAACCTTTTTATCAATTAGGAAAAACATATGTATATGAACTGCAGTGCGAACTTTATGAATATGAAAATGAAGATATTGATGTATCTGTAGAAGAAATCGATAATACAGTTCAAGATGAAGGTTACATTACAACTTTAACACTGGAACCTGTTGGTGCTGACGCAAGTGCAACGGCAACTATTGGTGGTGCTGGTATGGTTGGACTAATTAGTCTAACTAATGATGGATATAACTATACTTCAACACCAGTTGTAACTATATCTGATCCAACAAGTGGAACTACGGCAACTGCTGTTGCTATAACAACATCTATTGGCGGTATAAAATCCGTAAAGGAAATTAGAATAACAAATGCTGGATCTGGATATACCTCATCAGATCCTCCGACAGTCACTATAACTGGAGGAAGTGGAACAGGAGCAGCTGCTACAGCGATAATTGTTGATAACGGTGTACAAACACTATCAATTTCTACTGCTGGTACTGGATACTTCTATGCTCCCATCGTCACCATTTCTGGTCCTGCAGTTGGAACAACAGCAACGGCAGAGGCAATTGTAAATCCATCAACGGGTGGTGTTTCTCAACTCCAAATAACAAATACTGGAGCAGGATACACATCCGCACCAACAGTATCAATAGCAGGAGTATCAACCACAGGAATAGGAACATATCAACTCAGAGAAACTATAACAGGTTCACTTTCTGGAACAACAGCAGAAATTAGAAATATAGTAATCAGAACAGATATTGATTTGAATGATCCACCGATAGAATTGTATGTTGCTGTAAATGACGGACAGTTCTCTGCTGGAGAAGTAATAACTGGTTCAGATTCTTCTGCTTCCTATATACTTAAATCATATGATAATGATAGTTATGAAGAATCTTTTGACAATAACGAAGAAATTGAAACAGAAGCAGACAATATATTAGATTTCACTGAATCAAATCCATTTGGAGAATATTAATGTTAGGGACTTATTTTTATCACGAAATTATAAGAAAAACGATTGTTAGTTTCGGAACTCTTTTTAATAATATTTACATTAAACATGAGGATAAAAACAATAACGTAGTAGATGAAACAAAAGTTGGACTTTCATATGGTCCAATGCAGAAGTTTTTGGCAAAGTTGGAGCAACAGGCAGATTTAAAAAAACCTATTGCAATCACTTTACCAAGAATGTCTTTTGAAATGGTTTCTTTACAATATGATCCAACAAGAAAAACTAGTGTAACTCAAACCTTTAGAGCATCAGATGATGCTGGCAATATAAAGAAAGTTTATATGCCAGTTCCTTATAATATTGGTTTTGAATTAAGTATCTACTCAAAATTAAGTGATGATGCTTTACAAATTGTCGAACAAATACTACCATTTTTCCAACCATCATTTAATTTGACTTTGGATTTGGTAGATTCAATTGGTGAGAAAAAAGATATACCAATTGTTCTTGACAGTATTGATATGCAGGATGATTATGAGGGAGACTTTACCGTAAGAAGAGCACTTATCTATACTTTGAGATTTACTGTAAAGTCATATCTGTTTGGTCCTATTGCAGATTCTACGGAAGGTCTCATTCGTAAGGTTCAAGTTGATATGTATGCTGATACCAATACTCAGACTGCTAAGAGAGAGGTCAGATATACAGTAACACCAGATCCTATTAATGCTGATCCTGATGATGACTTTGGGTTTAGCGAAGTTTGGGAAGATTTTACAGATTCTAAGACTTATAGTCCAACTCAACAAACTGATATTTAAAAATTATGTCTGATAATTATGATTCAATCGATGAAGCTTTAAATGTTGAGAGTAAGATCGTAAAGACAGAAAAAGTTTCGTCAGAAATTCAAAATGTAAAACCCAAAGGTCCTGATATTGAAAAGGACTATGAATACACTCGTGCCAATCTCTACTCCTTAATTGAAAAAGGACAGGAGGCAATCAATGGAATTATGGAACTTGCTGGCGAAGGTGGAAGTCCAAGGGCATATGAAGTGGCAGGTCAATTAATCAAAAGTGTTGCCGATACTACAGACAAACTTATTGACTTACAGAAAAAACTTAAAGATGTTGAGGATGAATCTGTAAAAACGACTAACAATAATGTTACCAATAATGCTGTATTTGTTGGATCAACCACCGAGTTACAAAAACTACTCAAACAAGGTTTTCTAAATAATAAAGAGTAAACTTGTTTCCTAATGGGTTGGTCAGAAAAATATAAAAAATCAATTGATTGTGACAACCCAAAAGGTTTTAGTCAACGTGCCCATTGTCAGGGTAAGAAGAAAAAAATGTCAGAAGAAAAAAAAGATCACGAATACTCAATGGCACGGTCTGAGTTGAAAACTGTGACTAATGCCGCAAAGCGTCTTCAAAAGAAGATGGGTAAGAAAGGTGAGGGCAATCTGCAAGCTTGGGTACAATCCAAAATCACAAAAGCAGCAGATTACATTGATACTGCCGCAGATTATGTAACTAATGAAGAAACCGTAAGTGAAGAGGGACTCCGAGATTGGTTCGGAAAGTCCAAATCAAAAGATGGTAAAAAAGGTTGGGTTAATGTTGTAACAGGTGGAACCTGTGCAAGTGACGAACCTGGAGAAGGAACTCCTAAGTGTGTCTCTTCTGCAAAAAGAGCAAGTATGAGTAAGGCAGAGAGACTTTCTGCTCAAAGAAGAAAGAAGAAAGCGGATCCTGGTCAACAACAAAAGTCTGGTGCCGCAAAACCAACATATGTTTCTACAGACCCTAAGAAGAAAATGAAAAAAGAAGAAGTAGAAGTAACAGAAGCAAAGGATAAACCAGGTAAGGGTAGTGGTAAGAAAGATGCTTGTTACCATAAGGTTAAGTCTCGTTATTCTGTATGGCCAAGTGCATATGCATCAGGAGCACTTGTAAAGTGTCGTAAGGTTGGTGCTTCTAACTGGGGTAATAAGTCAGAGTCTTATGACTTCTCAAATTGGAGAGATGATTTCAAAGCAATTGAAATTGAAACGGTAAATCTTATTGAACCCGATCCAATTCAAGGTGGACAACCAATAGAAGAAGGTCAGAAGTGTTGGAAAGGATATGAGAAGAAGGGAACCAAAAAAATGTTTGGTAAAACCTACAATAACTGCGTGAAAAAAGAAGAATTTGAAAAAGAAATTCCTTCTGGTGATATTAAAAAGTTGACTAAAAAAGCAGTTAAAAGAATTGATACTAATGTCAGTGGTCATGTTGACAAGAAAGATAAATCTATGGGAGATTATGGTGAGTTTGTGCCAACACCAGATGGTAAAGGAAAATTAGTTACTTCCATAAAGAAAGAAGAGTTTTCAGATTGGAGAGAAGAACTTGGAGAGGATTGGCAGAAGGTCAACAAGGGTGATAAAACTGATGGTATGAGTCAAAAAGCAGTTAATGCTTATCGTCGTGAAAATCCTGGTTCTAAGTTAAAGACTGCTGTAACTGGTGATCCAAAACCAGGTAGCAAGGATGCCAAACGCAGAAAGTCCTTCTGCTCACGCTCTAAGGGTCAGCAAGACATGCATAACATTGATTGCTCAAAAGACCCCGATAAAGCAATTTGTAAAGCACGTCGTCGCTGGAAATGCTAATGAAAACATTCAAACAATTCATGGAGCAGCAAAGACCATCTGCTGCCGATATGAAAACCATGAAATTAAACTATCAATATAAGATGGTCACTAATCCAGACACATATATCAAAAAAGATCCTGTTTTAGATGCTAAAAAAGCAGTCATGAAATTAAAAGGAGTCTAAATGAAAAACTTCAAACAATTTCTTTCAGAAAGTATCACCATTAACGGTGATTTTAATGGAACTCTCAATGTAGGAGGTTCCCAACCAGAACAGGCAGCAGAGTCATTCTTTGCCGATGTTGTTTGGGAAGGTAAAATTTACAGATTAGAAATAGAAGGTTCTATACCTTCTAAAAATGAATTAGCAGAAAACCTTCAAGGAGAATATCCTGGTGCTGTTGTTCATAACATTTATCCAGCATCTAAGAGTTCAGTAAATATCAAGAGTTCACAAAGGTATCGTCCAGAAAGATTAAGTTGGAGTGACTGATGGCAAACAGTTATATTTGGGATGAGCAGTTTGATTTAAACGTTGCTCGTGGAAAAGTAAGGGGAGCATCACAGATCCACAAGTTTGGTGCGACTCCATCTCAATCTACAAACACAACAGCAACCATATGGGATAAAGAGGATACTCTCTACCCATGGAGTGCATTTGATACTGCCGGTGTTCTTGTAGCAGCACAAGTCGGTGCCGATGACAACGGTAAAGTTGTCACCATTCAGGGTCTTGATGATGACTTTAATCTAATATCAGAAACATTTACACTTTCTAGTGCTGGAACTGTTACAGGTACTCAGACATTCAAGAGAGTATATCGTGGATTTATTTCGTCTGGTTCTGATAATGTAGGACAACTTAATTTCACTAGAGGTGGAACACAAGTTCTGAGAATTCTTGCTGGCGCGGGACAAACTTTGATGTCAGTTTATACTGTCCCCGCAGGATATACTGGTTACTTGTATCATGGCAACTCAAGTGCCGAAGGAACGGCTCATGGGACTGGTTTCATGTATGCCAGATTCAATTCTGTCGCAACAGCATTCAGAGTTGCTCATACATTTGAAGTAAATGGTGCTGGTGGTCCTTATGATTATAAGTTCTCATTTCCTCAGGAATTGCCAGAAAAAACAGACATTGATGTTCGTATAACTACCGGTACTTCTAATAATGGTAGATTTACTGCCTCTTATGACATTTTGCTAATTAAAAACGAATTGTAAAAAGGAGTTTCGTTATGAGTGAAGTTTATCTTGGCAATCCTAATCTAAAAAAAGCAAATACACAGATTGAATTTACAGAGGAGCAAATCCTTGAATTCTTGAAGTGTAAAGAAGACCCAGTTTATTTTGCCAGAAACTATATCAAGATCGTTTCTCTTGATGAAGGTCTTGTGCCTTTCGATATGTACCCGTTTCAGGAAAAACTAATTCAGAATTTCCATGATAATAGGTTTAATATCTGTAAGATGCCACGTCAGACTGGTAAGTCTACTACTTGTGTATCATATCTTCTGCACTACG